AGGACCATCAACAGGACCATCAACAGGACCATCAACAGGACCATCAACAGGACCATCAACAGGACCAGCACCAGCACCGTCTGATAGTTCCAAGTCTTCATCAACAGGACCAGCACCAGGACTAGGACCAGCATCTAAAGATGCGGCTGAGAATCTTAATAAATATGATTGTGACCCGGATAATCTAAATATTGATGTTCCAGACACTAAAGAAGAATCTAAACAGAAATTAAAAACAATAGATGATAATTTGATTGCTTGTATTAACAAGGGTCCCAATGAGTTATCCGATATAGAATTCTTATTGAGACGAGATGAATTTCTTGATGCTTATGAAAAAAAATTTGGAGAAAGACTTAAAGAAGGTGTAATAAGTCCAAATTGTAGGAAGTTATTCGAAAAAGAAGAGCTTGATTATAATTTTGTTCCTATTAACAATAAAAAAGAAGCATTGGATAAAATAAAACGATATGATACATTACTTTTAGACGAAGGACTGAAAAATAATGCTGAGTGTCTCGATTCTATTTTTACAGCAATTGATTTATATATAGAAAATGCCGAACATATGTATCCTGGATTAACAGCTGACTTAAAATCTGATGGCCCAGAACAACCTTCCGAAGAAAAAAAGGACGATGTGCCATTTACAAATAGTGAATTAGAAAGTATGTATGATAAATATAAAAAAGATGGTGTATTTAACAAAAAATCATTGATTCGTTGTTTAACAGCAAAGGATGATGATGGAATAAGACTTAGACGATTATTTGGTTTACCCGCGAAATTAACAGTAAGTAATTTTACCACAGGAACACCTATTGGTAAAATTTTTGCTACTATTTTATCAACCGTATATGGAACAGGTGGATTACCACCAAGGAAAGATAATAAATATAATGGAGTAGCTAATGAGTCTGATATTACTTTAAAAGAATTTATAGATTTTATTGATTGTGGAACAAAGAGAGATAAAAGTAAAGAAGATTTTAAATGTGAAAATGTAGTAAAACCAAGTGCTCCGCCTGAATCAGGAGCATCAACCTCTGGAACAGGAGCATCAACCTCTGGAACAGGAGCATCAACACCTGGACCAGGAGCATCAACCTCTGGAACAGGAGCATCAACCTCTGGAACAGGAGCATCAACACCTGGACCTGAAGCATCAGCCTCTGGAACAGGAGCATCAGCATCTGGAACAGGTTCATCGTGGTGGAATAATCCATTTGGGAAATCTAAAGGACCACCTGGACCACCTGAAGCAGCTAATATTCCTACCGCCACAGCTACTCCAGTGAAGTCAAACAATATTGAATTAGAAATTAATGAAAAGGATTTTGATGGAACACTAAAAAGAGTAGATGTAAGTATTTTTATTCCGACGGATGGTGAGGTAATTGTTAGAAACTACGCAAAAAATACTGCTCGAGAAACATTGAGAGGACTTCCAGTTTATGGAATATCTAATTAATTATAAATAAAAATTGATTAGTTTATATGTAAATAAAATTAAATATAAACTAAAATATAAAATGACAACTATAATCAGAACATTATTAAATTGGTATGTTTACATAGCATCCTATTTATGTCCACAATATTTATCAGGATTTAAACAAAAGACAAGTGAATCACCAATTTCATCATGTGAAGAAATAGGACTATTGAATAGTGAATATAGCGACGATGGCGACGATGGCGACATAGCTATATATAATAGAAACTATAGACAATTTATGGATTGTAATGACTATACAACAGCCGATCCTATAAAAAAATCCAGTAGCACAACTTTACCATTACATTACTGTGGTTGGTGTGGTTTATATGTAGATAGACCCACACATGCTTATATGGATAAAATATATTGTAATATATCATGTAGAAACTATCAAATAATGAGAGACAATCCTCAACCTTCACAAGAACAAAAACGCAAAATGACAGTAAGTTTTAGCCTTTAAATAAAAGGTATATATCTCATTGTAGCATTGTCATATATAGTTGTTTGAAATGTAGCATCTATTCCATCTACATACACAGTATCACCATTTGAAATTTCATCACAACCATATTCATTTGTACAACTTCGTGATTTAAATGAAACAGGTAATTTAATTTGATTATTACTATCACTCATAGTATAGTATTGCCATTTATCTCTACCTACATATAGAGGTCTTCCCATTAAAGGAAGGATCATTTCAGGTCCATTCATTCTTTTTAATATTCCTACTTGTCTATAGTTTGTGTCAACTGCTCTAGTATTAATATTAATAGGAATTCCGCCTCTAACATCATTTACTTGAACAACTCTTTCATCTTTTAAAGGTGGAGCATAAGGATTCATTAGAACATCACTCTCAACATTTGAAAATGAATAACTAGGTCTTGGAAATAATCCAAAAATAGAACCACCAGGATTACTATTTGTATCAGTGGATTGTTTCATTTCAATTTTGTATGATGATTTATTGGAATATACAAAATAAATGATAACAATGAGAGAAATTATTATAAATGTAAATGTAAAATTTTCAAAACAAATTACACCTGGAGGACATTTAGCCATATTATATATTATGAAATGATAATAATATATAATTTATTTATTGAGCACTAGAATCTTCTTTTTTCCCGAATTTTGAAAGCATACCTCCAAGACCCTCTAAACTACTCAAGTCTAATTTGTCCATAAATCCTTGAGCTGTTTCGAGAAATGGTTGCATAGTTGTAATATTATCCATTAATTCTTTTTGATGATTTAATAAACTTTCAGTTTGATCTGTTAAACCTTTAACACCTCCTTCACCTACAGTTTTTTGTAAATTGTTATAAGCCTCGCTTAAGGTAGAAGCCAAATCGACTCTATCCTTACCTTTCGATACAACAGTTAACTCCTCAACCTCTTCTTCACTTGAATCATTATCTGATTGAGTTGTCTGTGCTGCTTGTTTCTTCTCTTTAACAGCTTGTTTCTTTTGATCCATATTGGATTTAACAGTGTCTTTAGCTTGTTGAGAGCTTGAATCAGTCATACCTTCTTTAACGGATCTATAACTAGTTTTAGTGGCTGTAAATAACGATGTGGTTACCATTGCGACAATTAATACTATAATCATATTTTTACTAAAGTAGGTAGTTAAAAATCCTACAATTAAGAAAAAGGCTACGGCCTCGGTATTTTGAACAACTAAGTAACCTAAAAGATTTAATATTGCTAATACGAATACAACGTATAATACGTTCTTATCATTTAAAAGCTTATCGGTTTTTGGAATCTTAAATTTCATTATATACTAATAATAGAAAAAATTGAATTGTAATAATATTATTAATAATTAAATAATATTGTTACAATGTCTGAAACTAGATTTCAAATTGCATGCTTAGAGTTATTTAATCCTAATCGACATGGTTCTGCTGAAAAAGCATTAGTTGATGAAACATATTTAATCTTAAATTCATATGATAGAGATGAATTTTATAATAATATAGATGAGATAGAAGGTGATATAGAATTTGCTAATACTAACTATATGAATACACCGCTACATCATCCTACAATAAGAAATTATACCAATATAATTAAAAATCCTAAACATTTGGAATTAAGAATAATTGAGCCTATTAAAGTATACTTTGGTGAAGGAACAGAAGATTACTATTCTACTGGAATAGACAAGACAATTTGGATAAAACTGATTCAACGCACATGGAAAAACATACAAAAGAAACGCTTACAATCCAAAATAAAGATTGATTCTTTGAAATATAGAGAGTTACATGGAAAATGGCCACAAGAGTGTAATATTCCTTTTAAATTAGGATTGTGAACTAACTTTCTTATAATACAAAAATAAATCAAAATTAAAAACCAAGACTATTATCAGAACAATAAATTTAACTTTAAAAGAATCCATAATGTTATGGTAGTGATAATAATACAACAAAGATAAAATACCAAGAGTGTTTAATCCATGAATTAATAAATCATAATTATCGAATTGGTTGTCTTTTTTTGTATGATGCCAATCCACAAAAAATGATGTTAAATAAACTATTTGAACAAAAATGAACATTATTGTTTTAATGGTTTCTTTATTCTTGAATATTTTATTACTCATTAAATTAATAAAATATTTTTTTTAGTGTTTGCGTTTATTGGTTCCCTTTCTTCTAGATTTCTTTCCTCTTCTTTTTCTTGATCCCTTCTTTCTTTTTCCGTATGTGTATCCACCGACAGATGGTTTATTTCCTCTCATAGAAGGAGGCACATATGTAGTTGATTTTGGGGTATTAGCTTTATTTGCGGCAGCAGCAGCAGCAGGGTTTCCTTCAGCAGCTCCGGCCATATCCATAGCACCGGCTATTTTGTCAATGTCTGTTTTTAATAAATTTATTTGTGATTCTAAAGCATCTGTATTGCTCATAGCATTAATAGTTGTTTTTAATTTATCAATAGCAGATTGTTGTCTTTCATTAGCACTTTTAATTAACTCTTTGACTTGAGCCTTGGCTTGAGACCCTTGTCCTTTAATTTTAGCAATATTTCCTTGTAATGCTTGTATTTGTTTATTACAGTCAGCAATTAAACTATTTAATTTTTGCTTATTTGCAGTAAGGTTTTTAGAAGCTTGTTCTACAGTAGCAGCTAAATCTTGTAAATCAGCCATCTTATTTAAAGTTGATTGGTAATCGTCATTTCCAGTTGCCATTATATATTTAATTAATAATAAAATTTTTATTATTAGTTAAATTAGCCTTTTCTAATTAAATTTGCTAAAGAATTTCTACTTTTACGCAGATTATTCTGAACCTCTTCTATTTTAGGATATACATCTTCTATAGTAGATCCAGTATCAGGGTCTATTTCTGTTAATATAATTTCATCTTGGTTAATTAAGGTTAAAATCTTCATTAATTCATTTTCTTGATTTTGTAAAACTAAATTTATTTGTTTTAATTTCTCTCTACTAGCCTTTGTTGTAGCTTCCATTGTACCTATTTTGTTTTGTCTACTTTCTAATAGTTTATTAATTTCTTCAATAGAGGGATCACTCATCTATATTAGAATTAGAATTAATATATTCACTATTATTATCTACTAAATCATCTAATTCATTTTTAAGATAAGTGATTTCTTTCATAATTTCTCTCTGGTCTTGTTTTGAATCTTTTAATTTGTTATTAGTAAGTGTTAGATCACTATTGATGTTATCAATATATCCATTTAACATCTGTAGAAAGACTATCTGTCTTTGCTTTTGAGAGATAATATGATTATTATATTTATCATAATCATTGGCTACTTCTTTTAAATAACTATTTTCTCTCATATTTGATTTAAGTTGATGTCTCTTCATACATAATATTTTTTTTCTATTATCCAATTCTGCTTTAAGTTGAATTATTTTGTGATCTCTAACAGCTAAATTCATTATACTATATATTATTATATAATATTTAATAATTTATTTAGATACGAATATTATATTATTATTTAATTAATAATAATATACTAGATAATGTAGTATACAAATTTATAAAATACTTCAAATAATAATTTTAAATGATATAAAAATCTCTACATATAATATTTAGGATGTCTAAAATACAAACTGAACTTTTACTTCAAGAAGATGATAACAGATATGTTATGTTTCCAATTCAAGACCAAGATATATGGCAAATGTATAAAAAACAAGTCGAATGTTTTTGGAGAGCGGAAGAAATTGATTTATCCAAAGATGTAACTCATTGGGAAACCTTAGACCAGAAGGAGAAATATTTTGTTTCAATGATATTGGCTTTCTTTGCCGCATCAGATGGAATTGTTTTAGAGAATTTGGCTATGCGTTTTATGGGAGAAGTTCAACTGTCTGAAGCTAGAGCATTTTACGGGTTTCAGATTGCGATGGAAAATATACATAGTGAAACATATAGTTTGTTAATTGATACATATATTAAAGATAGAGAGGAGAAAACAATGCTATTTCAAGCCATTGATAATTTTCCTTGTATCAAGAAAAAGGCAGATTGGGCAATTAAGTGGATTAATGATAAACGAAGCTCTTTTGCTACAAGATTAATAGCATTTGCTTGTATAGAAGGTATTTTCTTTTCAGGAGCATTTTGTTCTATTTTTTGGCTTAAGAAACGAGGATTAATGCCTGGACTTACATTTTCAAATGAATTAATATCTAGAGATGAGGCATTACATACTGAATTTGCTGTGCTACTTTATAGTAAATTAAATAAAAAAATAACCAAAGCCAAGGTATTAGAGATTTTAAAAGAGGCTGTTGAAATCGAAAAAGAATTTATATGTGATGCGTTACCATGTCGTCTTATAGGTATGAATAGTGATTTAATGTGCCAATATATCGAATTTGTCGCAGATAGATTAAGTGTTCAGCTTGGTTATGATAAAATATATAATAAATCTAATCCATTCGATTTTATGGAAATGATTAGTATAGAAGGTAAAACCAATTTTTTCGAAAAGCGTGTTGCTGAATACGCATTAGCAGATAAAACAAAAACTGAAGATGTATTTGATTTGGGAGACGATTTTTAATAAGGTTTAAAAATATAGAAATAATTTTATATGTTCAGTTTTTGTTTCAATTTTTTGAATCTCAAACAGTTTTCATATAAATTTTCCAATATTTCACAATAGTGTTTCGATTGATATTTATTTGAATGTTTTCTTTTTTCTACACTGTTACAGTCATTTTTTATCATATATTTATAATCCTTACAAATATCTTTGTATTTACTTTCATCGTTAGTCATATATATTATATAAATTATGTAAATATATCTAAATAATTTATTATACTCGAATATTATTTAAGTTATTAATGTACCATTCATACGATTTTTGTATTCCTATTTCAAACGGCGTAAATTCAAAATCAGGAAATAATTCTTTACATAATGAATTATCTACTGTTTTTTTCATACATCCGTCACTCATATTTGTATTCCATTGAATATTATCATAGTTAATGTCCATTGTAATTGTAAGATGGTGGACAATATCTTTTATCTCAAACTCCTCGTCATTACAGCATATAATAGTTTGTCTTTTGATAGATTTATCAAAAAGCGAATGATAAATAATTTTCGCAAAATCTGCTGCGTATAGCATTTGTCTCAATGGTTTACCTGAACCATAAGCTACCATTGCTTCACCAGTTGCCTTATTATTGTGGAAACGATGTAGAAGTCCTGGTATAAGATGACTATTTTCTGGATTGAAATTATCATATGGTCCATATAAATTCACTGGAACAAGGCAAATAAATTCAGTATGTAGTGACTTATTATACTGTTGGCATTGCATATGCATCATTCTTTTCGCATAAGCATATCCTTCATTTGAATAATGGGGGGCAGATTCATGTATCATCGTTTCATTCATAGGAAATTTGGATGGTTCTGCTGGAAATATACATGAAGAAAGAATGAAAATTCCACGGTGTATTCCATTTTTTACACACGCTTCTAGAACATTTTCGTTTATTTTGATATTATTGGAAAAGATAATTGTATTACCATTTAAATTTTTGAACAATCCACCAACATCAGCAGCTAAGTGAATAATGTAATCAAATTTGTGTTTTTCGAAATAGGATAAAACAGCTTCTCTATCTGTTAAATCAACTGTATGTTCATTTTGTAAAGAACGGTTTAAAAAAATAAAGGTATCATCCTCATTATGATGATATGTAGAAATGAAATCCTTTATACTTTGCCCAACCATTCCATTACCTCCTGTACAACAAATACGCATAATATTATATATTTAATTTGGTAAAATATTTAAATAGTTTATACCATACAAATATAATGGTAAAAGTGGCATTTATTACTGGAATTACTGGTCAAGATGGTTCTTATTTATCTGAATTACTTGTTGAAAAAGGTTATAAAATATATGGTATAGTAAGACGAACATCACTTGTGTATACACATACTCGATTAGACCATATCCGTAAACATTTAAATTTAGAATATGGTGATTTAACTGATGGTTCATCGTTAACAAATATAGTGAACAAAATTATTAAAGATAATCAAGACTTTGAAGTATTAGAAATTTACAATTTGGGTGCTCAAAGTCATGTAAAGATATCATTTGATACACCAGAATATACTACATTAGTAGATGGAGTAGGAACTCTTAAACTATTAGAAATAATTCGCTCATTAGATGATAACATTCAAACTAAGATTAAATTCTATCAAGCAGGAACTAGCGAAATGTATGGAGAAGTATTAGAAACACCACAAACGGAAAAAACTCCCTTTAACCCCCAATCACCATATGCGTGTGCGAAAGTATATAGTCATTTCTTAGTTAAAAATTATCGTGAAGCATATGGAATATATGCTTGTAATGGAATATTATTTAATCACGAAAGCCCTAGAAGAGGTGCTAATTTTGTAACTGCTAAGATTATTAATGGTGTTAAGGATATTTTAGATTGTAAAATACCATATATAACACTTGGAAATATTGATAGTAAACGAGACTGGGGGCACTCTAAAGATTATGTTAAAGGTATGTGGTTAATGTTACAAGAAAACAAAGCAGATGATTATGTATTGGCAACAGGAGTTACAACAACGGTGAGAGAATTTATAGAAAAAACCTTTTTAAAAGCAGCAAATATAACTATTAGATGGGAAAATGATATCGATGGGAATGTTACTGGTATTAATGAAAAAGATGATACTATAATAGTTCGTACCGATAAAAAATATTTTAGACCATGTGAGGTTAATTTATTATTAGGAGATCCTACAAAAGCTAGAGATAAATTAGGATGGGAAATAGAATACGATTTAAATAAATTAATAGATGATATGTTAAAATAATTTAAATTTATATTAATACATAATTAATATAAATGATAACAACGGAAATTATGGGAGGTTTGGGAAACCAATTGTTTCAAATATTTAATTTAATATCATACAGTTTAACGCATAAGACATCATTTTATTTTGAAAATAAGAAAGCAGCTAGAAAAGATAGACCACACTATTGGAACAATTTTTTAATGTCATTAAGACCTTTTTTAAGAATAGTATTTGATAAAGGTGATCTTCCTCTTTATAAAGAATCAAATTTTCACTACGATA